TCAAATTTATTACTTAAGATTTAAAAATAGACATAATATAAATAAAATGCCTATGACTCTATATGAAGAAGCCGCCCACACAAACCTTATGAAAAATAGAATTGAATTCAATTTAAATACATTCTTTAATTATTTCCAATATATTGAAAAAATATGTAAATTGTACCCTTCTAATAAAAAAGAATATAACGAAGTAATAGATAGTTTAGGATTTATTGAAGATTCTGGAAGAAGAATGAGATTCAACAAATGTGAAGCCATACTTTTAGATAGATGTGAAAATCATAAAGCCCACGCTTTTAGGTTAATTGATGAATTAATTTCCTTTTGGGGTAAACCTTATCCACCTATTGAACATAATGAAGATGATTCATTAGCTTTAAAAGTATGTAAAATTGAATTTAATAGAAGAATATCCGAAATAACTATGGATTATCTTAATTAACTTTCTTAAATTCATCCCAAATCTTTTTATCAATCTTTCGTGCAGGACCTCCCATAATAACACTGGCTAACCTTGCTCTCGCCCAACTTTCAGCAGTTTGATTTGGTCTTGAACCAGCACTATAATAAGCACCTCTCCCTTTATCTAATATTTTGTCTATACCAGTTTTTGAAATAATTTCTTTTGATATTCTGGAAGTATTTGAAATTTTGTATCCATACTTTTTTTCAAATTTTTCTACCCAACTACTTCTTTTTGATTGAAATGATTTGACTTTAGGTCTATCTTTTCCTTCTTTTATACTTTTAATTTGTTTTTCTCGGTCGGCTTTTGTTAATGACTTGGGAACATATTTTTGAGGTAATCCACTTTTTTTATCTTTCTTTGGGGGCATTGTTATAGATATTTAATAGATAATTTTTCAATTTCATTTAAATCATAATCAGTCCAAGAATACGCCCAGAAGTTAAACCTATTTAAATCCATTTCATCAAAAAAGATTAATGGATTATCTATTTCACAATCTATTTGAAGAATGTAAATATCAAAAAAATAAATGAATACATCCCAAACTAATTTTGAAGTTTCTTTTTCTTTTTTCGCCAAACTTAAAAGCACTTCCAATTTTCTAATTAAAAAAGTAATAACATTTTCATCAACAATTACTGAATAAGGCATTTAGTTTTTATTTGGAAAAAAAAATATGGATAAATACTAATGGAATATTTCACCAACGATTTTGAAACTGATTGTATGATTTTATATAATTACGTGGATAATCTTAAATTACATAGAGTAAATAATAGAGCCAATATTAATGGTGGTATAAAACCTTTATCTAATATTTATGGAACCACCAAATGGGGATATGTAAAAACCAAAAACTCCATAGTCCATAAAGAACCTTGTCCAGAAGGTGGCTTTTATACAAAATTAAGAACTGAAAATCCAGAATATGAAGAAATATTTAGAGAATTCACTAATTTATACATTCCAGATTTTTCATATAATCAAATTGTTATTAATAAAAATTTTGAAGTTAAGCCCCACAAAGATGCTTCCAATGTTGGCGTTTCATATATAATAGGATTGGGAGAATATGAAGGAGGCGAATTAGTTATTGATAAAGAAACTTGCAGAAGAGAAGTAAACATTAAGAACAAATTTTATAGTTTTAATGGGTCAGAAATTACCCATTGGGTTAAGCCATTTTCTGGGGATAGGTACAGTTTAGTATTTTATAATTCGGAAGTATGATTAAAAAAAAATGTGGATTAACCATATATGACTTTTAATTTTGAAATTGCTATCCCATCCTATAATCGTGCAAATTTAATTGGGAAAAAAACTTTAAAATTACTTTTGGATTTTGGAGTAACTTCTGATAAAATTTTAATTTTTGTAAGAGATGAAGAACAAAAAAAAGAATACATAAAACACTTGGGGGATTGTTTTAGATTCCATTTAACAGGACAAAGCGGAATTGACTCCACAAGAAACTATTTAAGAGATTACTATCATAAAAGTGAATTTGATGGCGTTTTATTTATAGATGACGACATAACAAATTTCACTGAAATGGGAAACCCTATATCTATTCCATTTATGGATTTAATCACATACTTTTTTGAAGAAACCAAAAAAAGAGGATTAAGACTTTGGGCGGTAAATGCATTAAATAATGTATTTTATATGAGGGATAAAATAACCACCACGCTACGGTACTGTATTGGAGCATTTCAAGGGCTTATTATAGACAAAGAAAAACCTTTGATTTTTTGTGATGTTGGACATTTTGAAGATTTCCAATTTAGTATTGAACATTTTTTGGAAGATGGCGGAGTAGTAAGATTTGATAAGTATGGAATTACTACTAAATATTTTGAAAAACAAGGGGGAATTTGTGGGTCTTTGGGAGGATTAGAAAATAGAAAAAAGGAAATGGAAGAGAACGCCCATTATATGATTGGAAGATATGGTGAAGATGTTTGTAGAATTAAGATAAAAGATTTCGGATTTGATTTAAGATTGAATAATTTTTATAAAAATAAAAATATTTAATAAGTTTATATAAATGAACTTTAACTTAATAAGTCCAGATAATAAAGCTTCTGAATTTAGGGTCAATTTTAAAGACCCAATCAAAATTAAACAGAACTCTAAAATAGAATTAAATTGGGCAGAGTTTAAAAGAAAGGGTGAAATTATTTTAAATGAAGACCAAGAAATAACTATTTTTGCGACTCAAAACCTCCCTACTAAAATCCCATCAAGTCCAAATACTCAAAATGATATAACTTTTGCACTTAAATCTATACCCGCTGGGTCATATACATTTTCAGAACTCCAAAAGGCTTTTGAGGATGTATTGAATGGTTATATAAATACTGATAATCTTCCAGATAATGCAGGGGAAAAATTAAGACATACCTATATTAGTGCGAGACCTCAATCTAATATAACTGTAGCAACCCAAGGAGAAGGTGAATTTGGTTTTATAAGGGCTGATGCTGAAATTGAACAGGCTGATTTTAGTACTGTTACCAACAAGCACGATGCACAAAACCAAACTACTGGTGGACAAAATGTAATATATACCACCCATAATAATACATCAACTTATGATAATTATGCAAACTTTGAATATCATTTTGATACATTCAGGGGGGATTGTAATGGAGTACCAGAGAGTATTGAAGGTGATGTAAACAACAATGGATTAGCTTTTATTGAGTCCATAAATATTATTGATAACCAGACTGGAAAGATAGGATTTGGTATTACTGGTTTAGAATATTCTGATGGAATAGGTAATGCTCCCCCCGCAAGAACTACTGGAGATAATCCACCAGTACTTAAAAGTGGAGTACCTGCTAATTTTATATGGATTGAATTTGATGAACAAGGAGGAAATATGACTATTTATATGGCGGTAAATGCAGCAGGAGAAGAAATTAGAGATTGGAAAGACCAAAACCAAGAAATAGCAGATATGAAAGTTATAGATAGAATGCCCATGGATGTAGCTTTTGATACTACTGAAAGGGTTAAAGTTATTTTTGAAATGGGAATGAATAAAACGCAGGATGTTACTCCAGAATTTAGATGGAGACTTTACAATAACCAAAATTCAGTCTCTGGTACTCCAGTATTACTTTATGATTCTCATAACGATAGGCGAAATTTACCATTTAAATTATGTGTAGGAGAGACAACCACTTATGATAACGCAACAGCTCTTAACTCCCAGATACCATTTGGATTTCAGGCTTCTGTTACTGACCAAAACCAAGGATGGAGAGTTTTTGATTATGCTGCATTAAATAAAACACAAGCCCCTAACGCCAATGATAAACCTTTAACTATAATGAGAATTTACAATATGACTGTAGGTGATGAATTAGCTGCTATTTTAGGTTCAGATACTGGAGTATGGAGGGATTTATACCCCAATGGGTGCCAGAGTGAAGCTGGATTAGTTAGAGCTCCATTAGATTTTAATTGGAGAGGTCAAAATTACTCAATATTTATTAATTTACCAGCTAATAACTATAAAAACGTAGAAGATGCAACAGATGGAGGATTTAAAAAATCCATATTAGCAAATATACCCAGTCCATTTACTACTGGTTCAGTTATAGCTCAAGAAGGTTCTGATTCTGGTCAGGTTGTTTCTATCTACCAACCATACCAACCTATTATTTCTTCTTTGGAAAATAATGAAATTTCCACTAACGTTATGGAAATTAAAATAGTAGATATGAAAAATGAAGTGTTAGCCTCTGAATTAACTTCAAGTATAGTCAATTTTACTATTAGAGATAATTAAATTTTTATTTGTTAATAGTAATGAAATCAAAAGAATTTAGTGATTTGTTAATTCGTCAAAAGAATATGAAAATTGAATTAAAAGATATGAAAGCACACCAAAACATTATTGGAGATAATACTTTTAAAGATGAAATTAAAAAAACAGAGAAAAAAAAGATAAAGAATTTAGAAGATATTTTTGATAAATCTGGTTCCAAACATAAAACACCTTGTGGAAAACCTCCATCAAAATGTAAATGTAAAAAAAAATGATTTTATAAGTTGAATATAAATACGTGAAATAATAATATTTCTTATATTTATATAAAAATGACTTCTGTTGATATGCTCAAACAATTAACCGACTATAGCGTCGATATGGACGCTGAAAATATTATGGATGTAAGAACTGAAAAAATTGACCCAATCGTCAGCAGTGCTTACAGATATGTATTTAGATTTGATAGTGCTGCATATTTAGACAAAAACACTATGTTAATGTTTAAATGTAAAGCTAAAGATGGTACCGTATCTGGTGATAATTGTCGTCTCAATACATTCTCGGGAGCTTTGGGTGCGATAAAAAGTGTGGAGCTACAAATTGGAGATTTTCAAGTTCAGAAAATAGATAATGTTAATCAGTGGTCTACTCTTAACCATCTTTACTCTGTTCCACCTGAAGTTCAGAATAAGAAACTCGCCGCATACTTACAGAATGGACTTAAATTTAGTGTAAGAAAAGCAGCAGGAGACGCCAATGATGATGTGGTAGGAGCTATCCAGCCTGATAATACTAAATCTGGTATTAATTATGGTAGGACTGATACAAGAGCAGGTGCCGCAGTTAATAACTTTAAGATTACTAATGATTCTGCAGGAAACCAGTTAATTGGTATTCCTCTTGGTATGCTTTTACCAATGCTTAACACAAGAGATTTACCACTTTTCTTATTTACTGCCTACAAAATCCACTTAACTATTGAATTTAATCCTAATTCCAGTGAATTTGCTAATAAAATAGGTGCTCCAAGTGCAACTTTAGCCGCAGCCGATGGAGACATTCTTTTTGATACAGTCAATTTATTAGTTGACTATTTGGTCTTCCCCTCCAAAGTACAGGAAAGTGTTAGAGCAAAAACCCAAGAATCTGGTGGTTATATGATGGATTTTATTAACGTAGAAAATATCCAGAAAGTAATCCCCGCCGCAACTGCAAATGTCCAGCAACAGGAAGAAATGAGAATTAATGTTGTTAATCAGGAAGTCCATTATATTCAGATGATGAGACAATTCGCAACTTACAATGATAATAACAATAAAATTGTTTTAGGTCAAAGGTGTGATGCTTGTAGTATAGAAGAATATCAGGTTAATGTAAATGGTGTGGATATGTATAATTTTGGATTCTTATTTAATCCAGTGGAGCATTACAACCAGTTAAATTATGTATTAGGTAGAGATTTACAGACTATTTCACCTTTCTATGTATCAGATGTTAATGTGGAAGCTTCTTTAATTTCTCCACCAGGCTCTGGTATTCTTAAGAAATATAAGCCTTTAGGTCTTGATTTAAGAAACGGAGAACCAACCATAAGAGGAGGTGGAAGAGTTATAGGAAATTATCCTATTAGGTGGATATATAGAAGAACTGGCCACGGTGATGTTAATAGTGTTTTAGCCAATGCCTTCGAGATGGGTCAATCAGACATCGCAAGTATGAATGTAAATTTCTTTGTTGGAACTACCAGAATTGTTAACGTTAAATCATTACCTTCTGGAGGTATGAGTGTTGTAGTTTCAGACCTTTAAATTTATGTGGATTTATTTATAAATTAATTTTGTTATCATATTATAAGTAATAATATGACTACAAGGTATATTGATTTAAACGCCTCAAATGCTATCCAAATAAATGAATCAAATAATAGGTATAAAATACCTTTGAATGAAACTTTGGAATTACCAACAGGTACTGAAATATCCGTGCAGAATTCTTTAATCAATCTCCAAGGTATTACTGGCCAGAGTATTGAATTAGAAAAAGATTTTGAAGAAAAAATTTTTTTTAATTATTACGCAGTTGATACCACGTATCCAACACCTGTGGCTAAAGTTGGAGACCCTACTAAATTAATTAATTTTGATATATACAAAGATATAGCGGGAAGGTTTAATGGAGAATTAGGTTTTTTTCCAGGAGGTGGAGGATTGAGTGAAACTAATAAAGCTGCAATTTATGCAGGGATTTTTGGTTATACTGAAAATATAATGCCTATATGTGGAGTTAAACAATTTACAAAAGACGGTGTTAATGAAAATTTTTTAATTCCTATGTGTGGAACTGCTTTTATAAAAGTTAAAAAAGGTATATATTCAGTAGAGAGTTTAGCAAATTTAATTTCAGACCAAATAAATAGAGTAACTTCCCCAAATGAAATTGATTTTAATGAACAGCAAACCAATTATGATTATAAAAGAACTTCAGGAGATTATAGAGGATTGGCTGCAAATTATACAACTTGTAGACCAGTCCAAACTCCAAGAGTAGACCAGTTTGATAATTTTAAAGAAGGAAATGCTCTTTTTTCAAGAGATTTACCAGGTTTTAGAGCATTAGACCAAGATGATATGGATTTATATGGAGCCTATGCTATTAGACCAGATGTGATGAATACAATTTTTACCGCTGCTAAAAGTTATACTTATATAAATGACCCTAATTTTGCTAATCCTGCTAACCAATTAAATGAATGGGAATCTTTTAAAGATGGAGGTCAAGCCAATAAATATGGATTTACATTTGTAGCACAAAATGGAGAATTAGATGGAGACCCACCAGTATTTAATTTTAAAAATTATAACTTATTTAATAATGGGTATCAAATTGGAACCACAGGATTTAAATTAATTTATGATTCAGAAAAAAGTGCATTTTCTTTTCAATATCTCCACGAACCCAGAAGAATTCCAACAAATGATAGAAGAGGAAATCAATTATCAAATCCAAGTCAAGAATGTTGTTATTTAAAAAGAATATATAACATTACCACAAATGAAGTACAAAATCCAACTTATGATTATTTTAGTGGAGCAGATGGCGGGACTCGAAAATTAATGTATTCAACATTAAACGCAGTTATGATGAGAACTGGAGGGATTCAAGTTTATAATTGGGCGGGATTTACATCAAGAAATGAAGGAGACGTTAATAGTTTAAATGTTCCAAATCAAGATGATACAGTGGAAGCAAGAAAAGATTTCTGGAATTATAATGATTTTTTTAGCACTCCAAAATTAGCTAAAAAAGCTTGGGAAACAACTTTATGGTATAGACTTGGTTTTTCTTATGAAGAATTACAAAGTCCAGACAATTACGAACAAAATCTATGGTATAATGAAAATTATGGAATTCAAGGAACAACAACACAAGCAAATGTAGACCAAACTTTAATCCCTTTTGTATCTTCTATTTATAATGATTATGGATACGCCGCTGAATCAAAACCAGAAGGAGACCAATTTCAAGCATTACCTGCTTTGAATTCAGTCCAATTATTTAATATGTTGGATTGTAATGTCCCATCAAATCCTTATAATAATAATAAATCTGGAGGGGCAAAATATCCAGATGGAACAGCTATGGCGGTTAATGTAGCACCATATATGGGTTCTTTTTATGATAATGCCGTATGTATACCAGTACAAACAACTGGTAATGATTTGAGTGCATCAAGTTTACCAAGATTGAGTGTAAATGGTTATATGTTAGTATTATCTGATATTATTAACCAACAAGACCAAGCAGCCCACAAATCAGAAGTAGGAATTTTAGATTTAATCCCAAAATCTTCTTTATCAAATCAGGATTTTATCGCTACCATAAGTGAGATGGTTCATATATTATCAAATCCTAAAGTTGTAAATTCAGTGGATATAAACATAGTAAATCCAGATTTAACAGATATTGAATTAGAACCAAATTCAACAATCTTATTAAAAATTACAACTCCAACACCAAGACCCACAGAACTCTTGGCGGAGGCTAAAGAAGAAATTTCAGAAAATGAAGTTAAACAAGAAGTAGCTAAACAAGCTCAACAAGCCCAGAAACAACCCAAACAAAAAATAGTTAAAAAAAAAATTAAAAAAACTAAATAAATTGAAATTCTCTATTTAATATTCTCGATTAATTTTTTCGATAATAAGAAAATATAAATTTTTATTATATTTTCCCTTTATTTATGGTGTACTAAAATAATTTATAAAAATTAATTTATTTAATATTAAAAAAAATATAGAAAATAATTTTCTATTTAAATATTAACAAACAAATAATTATAAAATGACTATTCAAAGAAGAACCGAAATTTATAATTTGCCCCTCGCTCAATTTATTCTCAAGAATTACAAAGAACAACTTAAACAAAAAGACATTAAAAAATTGATATATTTCAATAAAGCTAAAAATTGGAATTTAGTCCCAGTTTATAGACAAGGTGGAATAGATTTAGACGGAAGAAATCAATGTGAAAAAGGATTAGTGGTTTTTTCAAGAAAATTAAGAAATACTATGGCTTATCAATGGTATAAAGATATAGATATGGTAAATGCAGGTTTTACCTATTTAAACCAATTATTAAATAAATATCCTGAATTGAAAGTTAAAGCAGAATGGATTATTTCATATTTTGAAAATCGTGATGAAATTTTACAGAAGACCATGGATAAAAATAAATGTGATAGAGATGAAGCCAAAGATGTTTTTATTAAAAAATTATTTAATGGTAAAGATGAGGTAATAAATGAAATTGTAAGATTAGAAATGAAGGAAAGACAAGATTTTAAAAATTATTTTGATGAAGTAAAAGAAAACCACGAAGAATACAATCCATTAGGTAAGACATTTGCTTTTATGTATCATAAATGGGAATGGAACACATTGTCGAAAATTATGGAATATTTTGAATATAAACGTATTCAATGCTTTTGTGATTTGCACGACGGATTTTTTATTAAAAAAAATACGGATGAAGATGAATTAGGAAAAGTTATTGATGATGTATTTGAAAAATTTGGAGTCAAAATGAAAGTCAAAAATTTTAATGATTTATTAGATATTCCTATGGAATATATTGAAGATTTTAAAAAAGCCAATACAAAAGATGAGGAACAAAGTTATCAATATTTAAAAGAGAAATTTGAGTCTGTTTATGGATTACATAAAATTATTTCTCAAAACAGTTTCTTGTTAATATTGGGAGAACAAACACATTTTAAAACTGAAAGTGATTTAATAACTTGTTTTAAAGATTGGAAAGAAGCTGGAACAGAAACATTTTCAATATATACAGAAACTAAAAAAAGGTTTATTTATAATTACATTCAAGACCCAAACAAAAGAGTTAGAGAAAGAATTGATTTTTATCCAAATCCCAATACTTGTCCAAGTGAAGTATACAATTTATTTAAAGGATTCCATATTAAAAATTTTGAAAATTGCAGTATTGAGAAAAAAGATAGAGAGGATTTTGAAACCATATTAAGTCATTTTAGATTTATAGTAGATGATAAATCAGAAGTAGCTTCTGAATGTTATGAATATTTAATGGATTGGTTTGCCCATCTTTTTCAATATCCACATTTAAAAACTAATACTATGGTTATTTTAAAAGGTGGAGAAGGTATTGGTAAAGGTATTATTACTAAAAAAATAGGATATATGATGGGACAGGATTATTATTTTCAGACTGAAGACCCCGCCAGTGATTTATTTGGAAACTATAATTCAATAGGTAAAAGTAGATTATTAATTAATTTTGATGAAGGAGAAGATGCACAGACTAAAAAATTTTATGAGAAACTCAAGAACGCTATAACAGAAGATACTAAAAATGTAAAAGAGAAATATGAGAAAGCTATGGTATTAAAAAATTATTCAAGATATTTGATGACTACTAATAATGAAGCAGTTATAAAGATTTCTGATACAAATAGAAGGTTTGTTGGTTTTGAATGTAGACATCCCAGAATAGAAGAATTTAAGGATACAATAGGTATTGCTTTTGATAATGATAAAGCATTATATTTATTATATCAATTTTTTATGAATAGAGATTTATCAAATAGAAAATGGGATAAATTTCCTAAAACTGCATATTATAAGAGGTGTTTGGATGTTTCTCTTCCATATCATTGGACTTTTATTAATGATTATTTCACCAGAGTAGATTCATTTAAAAAATATAAAAAATTCAGTTTTTCTCCAGTTTCTGAATGTTTTGAAGTTTATGAAGCTTTTTGTATGGAACAAAGAATTAAATCAATGAATAGGAAGGATTTTGTTAATTCATTAATTGCAACTAATATTATCCAACAAAAGAAAATTAATGTGGGTCAAATATTCTATTTTCATCAAAATGAAATAATAGATAAACTAAAAACTATGGGAATATATGAACCACAACTATTTTTAGATGATTAAAAAAAATTGATTAATTAAACCATTTAAAAATATATGGTATAATTAAAAGTAAGAATGCCCCGAAAAGCTAAATCCCAAAATGAAAACACTTATCATTTTAAAGTTATTTATAATGATGAATTAGAAGGAAAAGAAAAAGAAAAATTATTTAGAACCTGTAAGGAGATAGAAGACGTATTTAGTATATGTAGACAAACTGTTTATAATTATTATATGGGAATTGTTAAAACTAAAAAACATAGAACTATAGTGAATATTGAAAAGTTAAATCCTCCCATAGAAAGATATAAAAAAATTATGGTACATTTTGATTGATAAAAAAATAATTATTTTGTTTTACAATTTTTTTTTAAATGTAAATTAATTTATACTTAAAAAAAAAATCTTTATATATAATAACAACAACAATGGAATTTGATGGAAACGGTACAAGCGGATTAACTAAAGAGCAGAAGCTCAAAAAATATCAAAAAGAATATTACGCCAAAAATAAAGAGAAAATTAAAGCTTATCAAAAAGAATATCAAAAAAAATGGTTAGCGAAGCCAGAAAATGCAGAATGGAAAAAAGGATATATGACTGAATATACCAAAGAATATACGAAAAAATGGAGAGCCAAAAATCCAGAAAGATGGAAGGCATCAATGAAAAAATACCAAGATAGCCATAGAGAACAAATTAAAGATTATCAAAGAAGATGGAGAGATACAATGAACGCTAAAAAAATAATGAGGATAGGAAATTGGAAACAAATAGGAATTGTAGACTCTGATTTTGATTTAGTCTATGATACATACATTAACACTAAAGAATGTATGATATGTGGAAATAAATTTAAAAACTCATTAGATAGACATTTAGACCACGACCACGAAACTGGAGAAATTAGATATATATGTTGTCGAAGTTGCAATATTAAAATATTAGGATAAGATATAACCATGGATGAAATTGAAAATATTTTTGTGAAAACTGAACCAACTAAAAATGTGGAACCTGAACAAGCAGAAGTGGAAATAAAACCAAAAAAGAAAAGAGTTTTAACTGATAAACAAAAAAAAGCTTTACAAGATGGAAGAATAAGAGCAAAAGCAAAAAGAGAAAGAGAAAGAACAGAAAAAGAAAAACAAATGAAAACATCCCAAGAATTAAAACAAGAACAAAGAGAATTAAAAAAGAAATTAACTAAAAGACAAGCGGAAGCTTTAGAAAAGGTAAGAAAACGTGAAGGGGATAAAAAGAAATTAGAAGAATGGGAAGAGAAAAAAGGAAAAATCCTTGAAACTATGCCTGATGAGGCATCTTTTATTACTTTAAATAATTATTTAGACCATATAAAACCAGAAGATGTATTGAACGAGCAAAAACTTAAATATAAATTGGCTGTATTTGCAAAACATCTACACGATAGGACAAAATAATTTAAAATTATTTTATTACATAATTTTAATAGAATGAAACAGGATTTGAAAATATACCCAATCAAAATTGATGAGGACAAACTTGGTGAAAAATCCAAAGATATTATACCAGATTTAGTACATTTTAACGTTATGTTAGGAAAAATTAGAAGTGGTAAATCGGTACTTCTCCAAAATCTTTATTTATCTCCCAGATTCTATGGGGATGATTACCACATTAAAATATTAATAAGTCCATCAGTCCATAATGATGTACAAATGAAACATATGGTAGAAAATTTTGATTATGTATTTGAAGAATATTCTGAAGATTTATTGGAACATATATTGGAAATGATAAGAGACGATGAAGAAGACAATAGATATTTGTTAGTAATGGATGATATTATGGGAGATAAAGGTTTTGTAATGAAAAAACAAGGAAAACAGGATGCATTTAGTAGTATGATAACAAAATATAGACATATTGGAAGTGAAGTATTGGGAACAGAAGGTAGATTGGCTATTTGTCTTACTGTCCAATTATACAAATTTTTAACTCCCACAATAAGACAAAATATCCAAGGATTTCATATTATGGGTTCTTTTCCAGAATCAGAATTGAAAAAAGTGGCTGAAGATTATTCATTTATTGGAGGAAGTGAAAAAAACTTTATGGATATATTTAAACGCAGTAGAAAAAAACCTTTTGATTTTACCTATATAAATGTACCCAGATTGGAAGCTTATAGAAATTATGATGAAAAAATATGGGACGCAGACCACGGAATGTATGGAGAAAAAAAAAATAATTCAGATGAAAATTAAATTATTTTATTAAGTTATATGTCTTTACAATCAATTCTCCAAGGATACTCACAGGATATAAGTGCATCACAGAACCACAATAATGAATTGGCTGACGATAATAGAGCCAGAAAAGCCGAGTCAATTGAAGACCAATTCGCTCATCATATAGAGTCAATGAATAGTGCCGCCACTGAATTAGGGGTAGCAAGTGGAGCAGTCCACTTGGGTAGAAAAGTTTATAGAAAATATAAACAAGGAAAGGAAGTATACAAAAAAGTAGAGGATTTAGTTAATAAAGTTAAGGCAGCCGCCAATGGAGGAAATAAACCAACAGGAGAAGAAGGAGAAGGTGGAAGCGGTGAAGGTGCTGAACCATCTAATCCATTAGGAAGCCAACCAGGTAATAGAGATTCAGCAGATGGAGGACAAGAAGAAAGTGGAGCCTCAAGAACCAATACCCAAGAAGGTGGCGAGGGTGTTGGAGATTCTGAAAGAGCACCAGAATCAGTTTCTGAACAACCTGGAGCGGAACCTGAACCAACAGCCAGAGCAGCACCTGGACAACCTCAACCAGAATCAGTACAACCAGAAACACAAGGGGCTGATAGTGCAGCCGCACCAAGAGCAGAAGCACAACCAACAGGAGCAGAACCTGAAAGACTCGCCCCTGAATCTGATTTATCCACAGAACAATTACAAAGTAATTTAGCGGATGCCCAAAATAGATTTGATTCATTAAACCTTGAAAGGACTCGATTAAAAAATACTTATCAACAATCTTTAGATACCATGGATAAATATAGAGGAGTTCCAGCTCAAGAAAGACCTTTTGAATTTGACCAAGCAAATGATGCTTTTCAAAGGACAGGTCAAGCATTAAATGAAAATGCTGACGCATTGGGACAAGCTCAAAGTGATTTACAGGACGCAAGACTTCAAATAGGAAATAGACAGGCTAATCAAGCTGTTAATGAATCCCAAGATTTATTAAATAGAGCTCAAGCCCAATCAACTCCTCAAGCTGCAGACCAACCCACTCCAGAAAGTCAAGGTCAACAAACAGTACAGAGAGAACAACCAGAAACTCAACCAGAATCTGAAACTGGAGCAGAACCAACTGGAGATTTAGGTAGAAATGTTGCAACTGCTGAACAAGACCAATTTGAAAGTGGAGTACAAGCATTAAGTGGAAGAACTGCAGAATTAGAAAGTGGAGCTCAAAGAGCAGGAAGCACATTGGGAGGAGCCATAGATGGTACTTTACAAAGAGCAGGTGCCGCAGTCCAAGACACTGTTAACGGTGTTAAATCAAGTGTTGGTAATTTAATGGATAATGCCGCCACTAAAGTTAGTAGTGCTGTTAAATCAGTATTACCTGAAAGTATTGGAGACTTTTTGGGAAGTGGTGCTGGTGAAGTATTAAGTGCAGGATTGGACACGATACCCGTTGTTGGAGAAATCGCAAGTGTTGTAACTGGCCTCGTAAGTCTCTTTGAAGGTTTACATCATAAGGCAAAACCAGACGCAGATTTAACAGGAGCACCAATTTCTCAAGCAACAACTGCAATTGACCCAAGTGCCTTAATGAAAGACCAGCCAACTGTTGGAGCTACTATTGTTTAAGGTTATTATCATTTAAGTTTTTTATATTTTTATATTTTTAATAGTTATATGGTTAAGATTGGACGATATAACTATGAAAAATCAACAAATCCAAATAAAAAATTAATGGTTGTTGTAGAAAAAGATGGGAAAAAAAGAACTATACATTTTGGAAATAGAAAAGCTCCAGCTAATGAGCATTTTTTTGATAAAACAAGAATTTGGAAAAGTTTAGACCACGGAGACAAAGAAAGAAGGAAAAATTACCTCTCAAGAAGTGCAGGAATAAAAAATAAAGAAGGGAAATTAACAAAAGATGACCCTTTTAGCCCTAATTATCACGCCAGAAGAATTTTATGGTAAATATATATGAGATTATCTTATATTCCATATTTACCTAATGAATTAGAATTTGCAGAAAAAACCAAAGAATCTATATTGGAATACAATCCAAATATGGAAGTTATTTTAATAAATACTGAAACTTTTTTAAATATTAATAAATCCAAAAAATGTTGTTGGGGTTTTATAAATAAAGTTATACCAGATTACATAAATAAAAATAACCAAACAGGCTTTTATTGGGTAGAAAGTGGGGTAAAAATAACAAGAAATTTTGATGATTGGATTCAAGAATATGCTCCAGATAAGCCACAAGATAGAATTTATTGGATGGGTTTTTGTAAATTATTAAGTAATTATAGAGTTGGAAGTAAAGTGGTTTATTTTCCAGATAAAATTATTAAAAATTTTTTTATAAATGATATTCCATTGGTTCATTTGGATAGATTATTACAAAAAAAACAGTTTAACGCCATAACATCAAGTACTATTAAAAAAGGTAATTCAATTTTAGATAATGGAGGAGTATTTAAATTATTTAATAAACCATCTAATACTGGAACTAAACACTCAAAATATTTATATGAATAATTATTAAATGTTTGATAATATCCAATATGGAAATATCCCTTTATTTATTCAAAATTACATATTAAAAATTGGTCTTGAACACCCAACAGCTTTTTGTATAAAATCAATTAATATTCCAGAAGTTATTTATTCAAAATATAAAATGAGTTTTTCAGACCATTTTTTTCTCTTTTATAATTGTAATGGAAAGATTTTTGAATTTTTGTTGGAGTCATAAGAGAAAGGTCTCCGAAATAAAACGAAATGTTGATAGGCTTCTCAATTTGTTATGTGGAGAAAAATTAGAAGATATTATCTTAAAATTGCAGGAGATAGATGAAGTAATCGAGATGCTTTTAGACAAATATCAATTAGGGACAGCCATTAAAATTATGGATACAATCAAAATGATTTCAATCTATTACGCTTTTGAACCCTCATATATGAACCACTTTTTAGATGAATACAACAATTTAGTTGATTTGAAGGAGAATAAAAATATGTATTCAAAATTTAGTATATTTGAAATTAAAAAGATATTAGATGAGAAAGCTATTTTTTATACCCAAAATCACGCTTCTTTTACTTTTTTAAGGAATTTTTTAGTTTTATATTTAACAATAAATGAATTACCTTTTAGATTAGCTCAATGGAAAAGTATAAAAATAGTAATAGATGATTATGGAATTTTAGAAGATTTTGATGATTATCCAATTTATCTTGTGGTACAAGATTTTGAATTTTATTTTATAGTAAACAAGTTAGAGGATGGATTTAAAGGTCAATTTATCCATAAGGTTAGTGAAACATCCAGAAAGTTATTAATTAAATTTATAATAAATAATGGATTGAAAAAGGAATATTTAATTTGTAATAAAAGTGGGAAAAGTATAACCATAACAAATTTAGCTAATTCAATTACCAATATATCCAGAATATTATTTGGTAAATCATTATCAATAAATAATATCAGGAGCCAAATAAAAGTATTTCAAGAACAATTAAATTTAAATAAATATCAAAAGATAGTTTTTAATCTATAAATAAAATATTAGTTATAACTATAATGAGTGCACAATTAATAGCTTTAAAAACTGAATCAACTAACCAAGTCCAAGCCGCCAGATGTGATTCTGATGGAAATATACATAGTAAATTAAAGGCAGTGGATAATGGTGGAACAACCAGAGATGTAAGATGTGATAACCAAGGGCGTTTAATAACCCAAGTAGATGGGGCAAGAGTTAATGGAAGTGAAACCATAAATATTCCAGATGGTACTACTGGAACATCAAGTGAAATCCAAATGGGAACACATAAATTTATAGCATTCTATGGAGATACAGACAATACTTTTAATCAAAATATTTTTATTGAATATTCGCAAGATGGAACTAATTGGTATAGAGGTGCAGGTGATAATGCTAAAGTTATTATAGTTTCCGCATCTGGGAATTTTTATGATGAAGAACACGTAACTCCTCCAAGAGTAAGAATAAGTAGACCAAATGGAAGTGGAGCCGCTGAAACTTTAGAATTAAAATATACAATGCTTTAATTATAAAATTTAAATCAAATATAAATTTATAAAAATGATTACTATTGAATGTGATAAAATTTGGAAATGGATAGTAGAAGTAATTTGGGGTAAAGAAGAAGAAGAATGTGATTGTAAATGTTGCAAAAATAAAAAAGATTAAACGATAGTAAATTTTAAAAGTCATTAAGTGATGGATATAAAATACCATTACCTATTACATTAATTTTGAAGGTTGTCCCAGTTCCTCCTCCCGTTGGGTCATAATTCACTTTTAATACATTTAACGCTTCTATTTTTTTATGTATTGGGATTGTAATTTCTATATCTGTTTGTTCTATAATAAATTCACCAAGTGAATATTCCAAATTACTTGTTGGATTATATTCAATAATTTTTAAAGTTCCACCGTGATTTAATCCAAAAATGTGGATATCTTTTATTACTAAACATTTTTGAGATGGGACTTTGTAATATGCATTTAATGCTCTATTTTTGTTTGCTTCTAAATATCCTAATATATCCCCACCGCCTCCTGTAATTGTTATGTCTCCATCATTAAAATTCAATGAACCTGCTTCAACTACTTCCATATGATGAATGGACATAATAGCAAGATTCAAATTACTTGTTCCATTTACTAAATTTATAAATTCTGAAAATTCTTTTCCAGTATCCAAAACACCTTCTATATAAAGTATTCTTGCCCCTGTTCCTGCTGGGTATACATCATTTAAAGAAGCCACAGTAATGCTGGCGTTTGTATTAACTTGGTTATATCTATAATCATCGTCCAGACCTATAGTAACTACTCCAGAAGGATTCGCTCTTAAGATTCCATTTATTGATATTTTTTTATAAGAATTGAAACCTCCACGTATTACGTCATCATAAAAGTCATTTGTGGTTTTACTTAATTCTAAATTGTCGTCATCATTTATTATAGACTGAAGCCATTTTTGACTTGAAAATTGACTGGTATAGATTAACCCACAATTCATATATAAATTGGATTCTTCTTGATTAACGTTTTCAATTTCTAATTGAAGGAAATCACATTCTATAGGAATTTTTTTTATGAATTTTTCATTAGCTAAAATAGCTTTTTCATATATTTTAACTTTATTAGTCTCATCAATTGTATTACTTTTATATAACCTTAAAATGATGTCTGTTTCAGAATGAAGAGAAACCATTAAGGATGAATATGCAGGGGCTTGGGTCATTTGGGATAAAAAACCTTCCACAGGAAAAACTCCACCATAACTTAATTCGGTGGAAAATTTATAGTTTCTTGGATTGTAAGTAGCCATTTAATATTTATAAATAAAATTAAATTTGTGTTTTTACTGATTTTATTTTATTTTATAATAGTATTAAAATGAGTCAATCAGTTCCATCAAAATTTGTTTCTTTGGTTCCAACAAACGGAACAGAATTTAGCGTAACAAATGGTCAAAAAGTTATTTTTGAACTCCAGCCCTCTCTTGGATTAGTTAAAGGTAGAGATTCTTATTTAGTTTTTGATATTCTCAACTCCAGTGCTGATAACAAAAGAACTATGTTGTCCAATACTGCTGGTGCATCAGGTCTTATTCAAAGAGTAGATATTTATAGTTTAAGAACTGGTCAGCATTTAGAAACCATGGATAACTACAACCAGATGGCTTCTTTAGTTAACCAGTATTTATTTGAAGACAAAACCAATTTACAATCTTTAGAAGGTTGTGGTGAAAAAGTTTATAGTTATGAAGAAAGAAGTGGAGCAGCCGAAACAGTTAGAAATGACTCCGAAAATATCAATAACAATATGTTAAGTCCAATAAACACCTCTGGGGAATTAGTCGCTAACTTTAGAAGATATACAATACCACTTAAGGCTGGTATTTTCAGATACTGGGATGAAGAAAGACTTTGTCCAGTTATTTCATTACAGGGTTTAAGAATTGAATTAACTTTAGCCGACCCCAAAGAGTCTTGTTTCCAAATGACTTCCAAAGATGATTCAGGAAACACCAAAGACCCATTCGTTAATGGTATAGCTTGTGCTGACCTTGCTGCCGCTGGTACTGTAGTAACAACATCAGCTGACTATGGAATAAATGGATGTGCTTTAGCCGTTGGTAATCAGGTAGAAGTAACTTCAAATGTTGCAACTTTAAATACTACAATTACCGCTATAGCTGCTAACGCTGGAAGCCCTAAAAAATTAGATATTACTTTAGCAGACCAACAGGCTATTTCTACTGGTATAGCAGTAAAACTTCGTGGAGAAACCAGAGCTCTTAAGGTTAGACCTGAATTTAGACTTTTATCAATTGCACCTCCACAAAGTGTTATTCAGGATATGGTCAAAGGTGTAAATTTTGAGTTCACGAGTTACGACCACCACATAGACAATATTCCCCAAGGAGCCAGAAAACATTTAATAGAATTGAATTCAGTCGCCACTCGTGCCGTATGTGTTATGAGTCAGTTTAGTAATGTAAATGATTTAAGCGGCCCCGTTTCTTCTTCTTATTACACTGGAGACTCTCCTGACGCTCTTAATTTAAATGAGGTTGTATATTTCTTAAAGGGTAGATTAGTACCAGTTAGACCTTATGACCCCAGAACCACAAAAGAAAAAATCGTTTCACAGCACGAGCTCATCAAATCTTGGAACGCTATCAATAAGGATGCTAAAGATTTAGGAAATTTTGATGGTAAAAATGCTGACTTTTACACAAATACTTATGTAATTGGTAGACAGTTAGCCAGACAGCCTTATTATTATGATTTAGCTAACGCAGAAGGCCAGATTAGACTTGGATTTTCTGGTACCAGAACAGGCGACACTTTAGCAGATACTTTTGTATGGAGTAGAAAAATTGTGTCTGTATCTGAACAAGGTGGTATGCAGGTTGTTTTATAAATAAATATTAAATCTTGGTATTAAATAAATGAGTTTTACTAATCAGAAAGAAAATGATAACTACGAAACAGATAAAAAAGGATGGGAATTAATAAAAGATTTTATACCAAAGGATAAAAAAATATGGTCTCCATTTTATTGCACTGGAAAACAAAAGGAATATTTTAAAGAAATGGGTTTTGATATAATCCACGAAGATGAAGATTTTTTTGAAAATAATAAAGGTGATATTATAATTGATAATCCACCGTTTTCATTAAAAAAAGAAATTCTTAAAAGATGTAAGGAATTAGATAAACCCTTTATATTAATAATTCCTACTTGTCTATTATGTCTAAAATGGTTTCAAGAACTATTTAAAAATGAAATCCAAATGATTATCCCATCTAAAAGACTTACCTTTAAACATTATAAAAAACCAAAAGAAGGATACACTCCACCTTTTGGCTCTTTTTATTATTGTTATAAAATGAATTTACCCCAAGACTTAATTTTTATTGATTAATTATTTTAAAAAAAATTTTTTTTTTGAAAAAAAAGTTTCAAAATAAAAATATTTATTCAAACTATATGCCTTCTCAAAAAGTCAATTTCTCGATTCCAGCTATTAACGACCAAGGAACGTCAATTGATTCTTCCAATAAACTTACTGGCGGATTTTCTTTTAACAAAGGAACAGCCAATATTAGATTTTCCATTTCTGCACAGGATAGACTTTTAGATACTTCAGATATGTATTTAACTGGTCAGGTTGTCTATTTTGATTCTTCAGGTACTCCCATACAGGATGCTAATGGAGTTACTCAAGCTGATTACAACGCAGGAAATGGAGCTGATTTAACAAGACCAACCAATACTAATATTTCTAATTGGTCTGGTGTACAGAATGCCGTTAAGAGAATTTTTGTACAGTCAAAGAAATCATCTGTAGAAATTGCTCAACATAACAACTACCCAATGTATGTTGGTTTAAGGAATGGCTACAAATACTCTGAAGAAGATTATTTAACTACACCTTTAGCCAGATTCCAAGCCGTTGGCTCTTTTGCTGATAGTGCTAATAGACACCAGTCAGTTATGCCTGACGCTACCCATAACGCTTCTGGTCAGTTAACTAACTTAACTAACTTTAATGATAAAAATTATGGAAGAGCTTTCTCTTTTAAATTGGATACTTCTCTTTTAAATAACAGAAAACCTCTTCACCTTGGTAATGACCATTTAGGAGGACTTATTATTAACCTTGAGTTAAATAATGATGCTGGTTATTTCTATGAAAGATTTAGAGCCCAAGGAGCTAACCATCCAAGTGGTGTAGGTACCTATTATATGCTTAAGAATGTAAGACTTCAGGGTAGGTTTTTAGTACCAACTCCACAAGACCTTTCAATCTATCAGCCAGAAATGTTAATGAATGATAGAATTAACTTGGTTAATGATGTGCAGTCATCCACCAATTCTTCAAAGTATACTCCAAACTTAAGTGCTGTCCGTGGCTTTGTTAACCTTTTCCTTGACCAAGACCAAGAGAATAACATAAAGAAAAATCAGAGTAATTTCCGTGTCCCTTGTGGTTTAAGAGAATATACTCAAAATAAAGATAATATCAGAGCCCCAGAAGATTTCGTTGTCGAAGTTTCTCCAAATCTTTTAACAAAAACTGCACAGAATGGAAAGACTGGAGCTATAAGTGCTCAAAATTATATCCAAAAGATTGCTGGTCAGGGTGATGCCGAAGTTAGAAATAGATTCCAAAGAGCTGTATTGGATGGTGAATTGG